GGATATGCTCTCGGCGCATTGGATACAAGTAGATACAAATGGAAATGCACAAGTTTACAGAGAATATGACGCTCCTGACAAAACAATCGGCGCAGCGTGTGATATTTTACAGTCGTTAAGTGACGGAGAGAAAATAGAATACTGGTTAGCACCGTCTGATTTATGGTCAAGGTCACAGGAAACGGGTAAATCGAGGGCGGTTTTGTTCTCCGAGAATGGAATAAACCTCACAAAAACCTCAAGAGACTTCCCGGCAGGCTGTGCGTCCATGAAAGAATGGCTCAAAGTCATTGATGAACACCCCAAATTGACGATTTTAGATGGGTGTGCGCCGAACTTGTATAGATGTTTGCAGAAAATACAAAAGGACAAGAAACGCCCGAATATCTACGCTAAAGACCCACATGATTTAACGCATGACGTTGATTCATTGAGGTCTTTTTGTGTTTGGTGGGTAAGAAGTCCTGAAATCGAGTACGAAAAGATAGAGAAAACGTGTCATAACTCCATTTTAGAGGACATTGAAAACGCATCAGACGAGGATAGAAAGTATCTTTTGGCTAAATACGGAGAACCAGTATGAGGTTGAAAAAGTTTATGGATAAGGCTAAAAAGGCGATCAAACCCACAACAGAGGACAAAAAGAGGGATAAATGGCGTGGCAAGTTAGAGAACGCCCGTATCGCCTACTCAAATACCCTTACGGAGATTGCAAAGTATCAGGCGTTATACGATGGCACAAGAGAGGTCAACGGAAACCCGAATACTGGGATCGCCGCCAAAGATTTGTCTATCAACGTCAGGAATATCATCTATGAACTGATCGAAACCGAGGTCGATTCCTCTATCCCGATGCCGAAAGTCACAGCCTTACATGAGGGCGACGAAGATTTAGCGAGGTCTATTGAAAAGGCGTTGGTCAATAAGATGAAGATGTTGAGACTTTCTATCTTAAATGACCAAATGGAAAGAATTGTTCCTGTGCAGGGGGGAGATTTTTTCCTTGTTGAGTGGGATAACTCGTTAGGTTTGCACTCAAATTACGGGGATGTCAACGTAATGGAGATGTTGCCACGTCAGGTCATTCCTCAACCGGGTGTCTCAAAGATCGAAGAGATGGACTATATCTTCGTTCAGGTAGCACAGACCAAAGAATCTGTTAAGAAAAAATACGGCGTGGATGTTTCGGATGCCGAGGAAGAATACAAAGAAGTCCGTGGAGCGGTAGGAAACACCGGGTTAGACACGGATGTAGTCACAGTAAACACCGTATATTACAAGAACGATGGGAAGATCGGCAGATTTGTATGGTGTGATGACTATACTTTGGAAGATTTAGAGGACTATCAGGCACGGATTACAAGGAAATGTAAAGAGTGCGGATATGTCACAGAGGATAAAGTCTGTCCGATGTGTGGTTCTACGAAGTTTGAGGAAACGCCGGACGAGATGCAGGAGATCCACATTCCTCTTATGCAGGAAGGTGGCATTGATCCGATGACTGGTCAGCCTGTTCAGGTCATGGCAGAGGAAGTCATCGAGGTTGAATACTACAAACCGAACTGTTTTCCGCTTATTGTCCGTAAAAACGTATCAAGGGCAAACTCCTTGTTAGGATATTCGGATGCCAAGATCATTGAGGATCAGCAGGACTTAATTAAGAAAGTCGGCTCAAGAGCTGCAGAGAAGACCTTAAAGGGTGGCTCTATCGTAACCTTGCCGAGAGGTGTCAAGGTAGAGACTACTGATAAAGAGTTAAAGATCGCAAGATTAGATGATCCTCAACAGAAGTCCATGATTGATGTCCTGAATATGCAGGTCAACATTCAGCAAGACCTTCAATGGCTCAATAAGGCGTATGAAGATGCCCGTAGTACATTAGGTATCACGGATGCGTTTCAGGGTAAATACGACCCGTCTGCGGTGTCAGGAACGGCAAAACAGTATTCCATCAATCAGGCTGCAGGGCGTTTGGAATCTAAACGTGTTATGAAGAACGACGCTTACGCCAAACTGTATGAGATGATGTTCAAGTTTTGGCTTGCTTATTCCGATGATCCCTTACCTATTACTGGAAATGGTGTCAACGGAGAGCAGACCTTTGATGTCATTGATAAGCAGGACTTCTTGAGACAGGATGCCGCAGGGGAATACTACTGGAACGACGAGTTCATGTTTGAGACTGATCCTACGTCTACCATGATGGCGAATAGGGAAGCAATGTGGCAGCAGATTGATATGAAGTTACAGAGCGGTGCTTTCGGTCAGTTGCAGTCGCTTGATACCATGAGACTTTATTGGTCGCTCATGGAGAAGAACCATTACCCGAATGCCGGAGACGTATTAAGTCAGATAGATCAGATGATTCAGGAACAGCAGGCACAGCAACAGATGATGCAACAGATGCAAGGGGGAATGCCTAATGAAATGCCCGTTATGCCAAGTGGAGATGCGAATAACCCGATCCCGTAATATCGTAACAAACGATGATACGCCGGACACTCCGACAAAACTATATGTAGAGCAGGACTTGTCTTGCTTGAATAAGAATTGTGGTAACTACGAAAAAGTAGTGGAAACCATAAGAAATGAACAACCGATTGGCTAAAAACATCCGAAAGGGTGTTTTTTTAGTTGATAAATTCCCAAGTGAAAAGGGTAAAAATCACGAACGAAAGGAAAATTGAATATGAAAAGAAATCTTCTCGAAATCGACTTACAGTTGTTTGCTGATGAAGTCGAAGACGCAGGCGAAAACGAAGTAGCGGATGTCGCCGATCCGCAGGAAGAGGAAACGACCGAAGACGAGAGTTCCGAAACAGTCGAAGAAGAAAGCGGAAACGACGAGCCGCAGGAACAGAGTGCAGAGGTCAACGCACAGTTTGCAGCAATGAGACGGAGAGCCGAAGCGGAAGCGCAGAAGAAATATGCTCCGATCATTGACCAGTTGGCACAAATGAACCAACAGGCGGCGGCTATGTGCGAGGGGATTACTAACCCTGTCACAGGGCAACCCATCACAAACTTGTTTGAGTATTGGCAGGCTCTAACGGCACAACAGCAACAGAACGCTGAAAAGCAGTTGCAGGATAACGGCGTAGATCCTTCGCTCATCAAGAAAATGGTAGCAAGTGATCCCACAGTATTGCAGGCGCAGGCAGTCATGCAGCAGATGCAGATGAATCAGGCGAATGCTCAAATTCTCAAGGACATTGAGGAAATCGGGAAAATAGATCCCAACATCAAGAGCAAGGAAGACCTGATGAATGCGCCCTACAAAGATGCGTTGATAAATTACTGTCAGCAGCATGGCACGACACTTATTGACGCATACAAGGTGCTGAATTTCGATCATTCTTTACAGCACCAAAGCGAAGCTGCCCGACAACAGGCAATCAATCAGATGAGAGGGAAGTCTCATTTGAACAGCCAGTCCACGGGTGTCGCACAGGAAGATGAATATGTCGAAGTTCCTGCAGACATCATGGCACGTTGGAAGGAAGAAGGAAAAACCGAAAAACAAATTCGTGCGCTTTATAAGAGCGTTGCGAAGAAACTACACATCTCATAAGGGGGAAAAAGGATATGGCATTTGAATTTATCAGATCCGAGAACAGCGCTTCTCCGATCGAAAAAGAACTTTTAGCCACGGCGACCACAGAGTACAAGCATGGCGCTGCTATCAAGTACGGCGCTTCGAGTGGCACAGCAGAACTGGCTACTGGCACAACGAAACCTGACTACATCTATGTAGGTAAGGACTTCACGGCGGCGGCAGGCGACAAACTTGCTTGCGTACCCGTACAGCCGAACCTTGAGTTCGTTGCACCGCTCAAAGCGTCAGGCACAAGCCTTAAAGAAGGTCAGAAGGTTACAGTATCTTCCGATAGTCTCGGTGTAACAGCAACAACTTCAAGCGGTGTATTCCAGTTACTTGAGCCGGGTAAGGCTTCGGGCGCTTACATCCGTGGCAGATTTGTATAAGAGAGGGGGATAATAGATATGGCAGTAACATTTAGCAAACACGGCGGTCTTAATGACGAAGCGTGGAAAACCATTGACACCGAATTATCCATGGTAATTCAGGACACAGATACCGAGAAGAACAAAGATGACGAACTGGTAAAGGCTCTTTACAACGTAAAGACTTCCAAGAAGTTCGGCGAGAAGCAGGGTAGCATGACCGAGTTCGGTAACTTCGTAGAGGTTTCCGAGGGAGATAACGCCATTGCTGATGACATTCAGATGGGTTTCTCCAAACTGATCGAGCATACGCAGTTCATCAAAGGCTTTACTTGCACAAGAGAAGCCAAAGACGATGGCAACATCGACATGATGAAAGCGGCAGCTGCAAATTTCGTTCGTTCCTACAAGAGATCCCGTGCGCAGTTCGCATCCGATTGTCTCGTTGGCGAAGGTACTACCTTTACTTATGAAGGAAAGACCTACGACAAGACAACTGGCGACGGCAAAGGTCTGTTTGCAACGGATCATCCGGGCAAGAAGACTGGCGTAGCAGAGCAGTCCAACGTATTCACGAACTACTTTGGAAATGACGCTACAATGCTTTACAGACTTGCGAATATCGGTCGCAACTTTAAGAATCAGTCTGGCAACGTAATGGGTTATGATTTTGATACCATCGTGATCCCTGGAGACGCTTGGAGACTGGAAGACCTCGTTAAGAGGATCATTCATTCCTCGCAGATCGTTGGCTCTGACTACAACGACATCAACACACAGAAAGGTCAGTGGAAACTCGTTGTCGATCACAGATGGGCAGCTAATGCTAAATCGGGTCAGGAGCCGTTCATCCTTATCAGTTCCGAAGCACAGAGAGAACTGAACGGTGGCGTGTTCTATGATCGTGTTCCTCTTGATGTTGCTAACGAAGTCCTGCTTGACAGCAGAAATCTGAAATGGTCGGGTTACACACGTTTCAGCGCAGGCTTCTACGCATGGCAGCCGTTCATCCTTGGCGGTGCAAGTGCAGGAACAACCTTACAGTAAGGGGGATTACGCATGATACCTAAAGGACTTAAAGTAGGACAGACGTTTGAGGACGGCGGTTCTACATATAAGGTACTAAAGGTAGTCGGCGACAACTATGTGAGTGAGAGGGTGCAGGACGCTGCACCCCTTGCTCCCGTAGAGCCGGAAACCGAAACAGTTGAGGAAACTGATTACGAATCTATGCAGTATGCACAGTTAAAGAAACTCTGTGCGGAGCGTGGATTAGACGCAAAAGGCAGTAAAGCCGATTTGATTTCAAGACTTGAGGGATAAAGATGAGTACATGGTATGACCTGAAATTAGCCGTATTACAGAAGATGTTTGCGGCAGATGATGAAGTCGTAGAAGACGAATCTACATTAGGCTATATCGCAGCTATGCCGCATTGTGCGAATGAAGGACTTGCTTTACTTGCAACCGCAGGGAAGTTTATCACGAAGTCCATTAAGATCGCACAGATGAACATATCTAATCTTCTGTCAGAGACGGAAGCAAACGCAATCCATGAATTTACAGATACATATACATTTTCGGCATCGGAAGGACAGTCGTATTACTTTGAGTGTTCGGGTACTGGAGAAGCCAAGATTATCGTGGGAGAGTTAGAGGTAGAGACTATTCCTATCGAAACTACGGGATATGAGGTTTTCAAAGGTTTAATCGAGAACACCGAGAAGAACCCGGTCAAGATCGTCATTACTACGTCCTATCCTATGGGATTAAAGAATACGGCTATCTATGCACAGTCGTTCCCGGACGCAGAGAGCGTTTATCCGTTTACCCAAAAGATCAAGTACGACATGAAAGCGTTAGCGCCTGATTTCTACATGATTGATCCGCAGGGTATTTACTTCGAGGGTGCGTACCAAACCTATTTACAGACCACAGACTTCTATCAAGAAGGTACGAAGACTTTGGTTTTAGACAGGGATATGGTGGGGAACTTTACTGTTTATTATAGGGCATATCCCGAACAGTTCACATCTGAAACCGAAGACGAGTATGAGTTACCGATTGATCCCGAAGTCTATGCGTTGTTACCTTTATACATGGCATCACAGTTATATAAGGATGACGACAATGGTATTGCTACGGCATACCGCAATGAATTTGAGGTAGGCTTTGAACGGCTTACTAATTCCGCTAACTTATCAGCGTTTGAAATGTTCACTTCCGAGAGTGGGTGGGTATAAATGGCAGTTTCATTCAAAGTTCCGAAAAGTCCAAAGAGAGAAATAGCGGCGACCGATACGTTTATGGGCGTTGACCTGACAAATACTGGCGTGTCGATTGAAGGGTATAGGTCTCCTTATGCCCCTAATATGATCCGTCATGTACCGGGCAAAGTCCGTAAAAGGATGGGATATTACAAGGATATTCTGTTCGGGAAGAAGGTC